CTTAAAGGGGATCGGGGTGGCCTCATCAGGCGTAGAGAATTTCTTAGCGAATTCCACAGTCTTGGAATCCGAGACAAGGCTCTTAGCTAAGGAAATCCCTACCCCAATAGTTTCCATCACTTTTAGATATTCTCGAGCGACGGCACCGTCACCAATGACGATGTCGTCGCCGAGAACGGCGTAAAGTTCAAACCAAGAATATGCATTACCCTTCTTGAGACATACTTTGTATCACGCCCACTGTACAATGCAGTGGTGAGTGATCGCTAGCATAGCTCAAGAGGACAGCGCACCCATTGGTTGTCCACAGGCGTAAAAAAGGGTATGGGACTGACCACTTTTACGGTCAGTATACGTATACCCACGCCCAATTAAAATCGCCGCCCAAGCATTCGCTAAACCCTCACCTACAAAGTGAGAGAGTAACTGAACTTGGAGCATCAAAGGCAATCTGTCAGTCGCCGCAGAAAGATCGTAACAATACGTACGTTTAAGACCTCTCTTCTCCAGTTCCTTCAGTAAGAAGTGAACGGGCTTTGACTGATCAAATGTACCATCTTGTGGAATCTGTGCCAACAGTTGGAAGATCGCTTTATGCAGTGGGTATAACATCCACTGGGTCCAGCAATCTACCATCGCGAAAACACGAACCTTTCCAGCGGGTTCTTCTTTGAAACCCAGCCCACCTATCGGACGACTCTCATACAATGGCTTAGTCGCGTCGGATCACCACGCCTTACGTCAGATGTCATATGACTCTCACGCACGGCGGGCCCAACGAACCTTCACCGTTGATGGGGGTTGAGGTACGGCCTCTGAGTGTTTCTTCGCTCAGAGTGCGTACTCCTCAATCCAGTTTAATAGGTGCGTATTACCAGTAGCACGCCCTCAAGCTTGGAAAGCAGGTCAAACAACCTGATGCCCAAACAATGAGAAGGCGCTACCCACAATACCATCAAACGAAGTAGAGATCTTGGAGACTTCACCAGGACCTAACTTCGGCAATGACGGGGATGCTTTGAAAAGGAGGAAAGGAACAGCACGCATTTGATCCTTGATAAATCTTGCTTTATACGCTTCAGATATCAGAGACGCAGCAAGAGCTGAGGTTTTACCTCATTTCTTCTGTATCTCGGGCATCAGAATAGTCCGCAAGAAAACGAACCATTCTTGAGTAGGAATGTCTTCCTTAGGCGGGGTCGTTATTGTTTTCAACTTTAACTTACCAGGGTACTCAATAACTCTATACAAATTGAATAGAGTCAAGAATACCTTAATCACAGCAGTTTCCCGCTGTAGAATCCGCTTACGCATAAGAGCAGGGATTACCTTAGGTATCCCGTGCTTTGTTCTCGCTACGGCTGCCCCCAGAGACTGTGTGGAAGGAATTACTTCCCCCCCTACAGCCTGCTGAAGGAGTACCGAGCAGGCTTTCAGGTAGATAACTACGTACTGAAGGCCCCCCCGTTTATATAGTCTATACACAAAATAGGCATAGTGTTTATATACACGTACTCATGACTTACTAGAACCTACCACTGAGTGGCCTGCCTTAATAAACAGGTTAATCAGTGGACGACCTGAATTTCTTCAGATCATACCATTTACGATAGCCACCTTCTTCCGCAAAGACATAATTGCTTTGTTAGAGAAGAGTTGATTCATTGTATCTGTTATTTGTTACGGGTATTGTACTCCCCCCATAGGGAGGGATAGTAAAGCTCGCGTCTGTTGCTCCGCAGTAGGTAGGGTTTGTTCCACAACATCCCCCTTGCTGTTTCTCAGCTCACGCCATAGATTTAAACCGCACTACCCTAAGCGAACATGACCCTCGTTGGTCACAGGAAGAGTAAGATGTATACAGTAAAGCGTTGACTCCCGGAACAGAAGTCAAAAACAGCTTAAACTATAGTCTCGCATCCTTCCTTAATAACAGGCAACAATCACCAAAAGGGTGAGTATGCCCCCCTGGGTGTTACCGTAAAATTCAGTTTCCTTGTTCATACTTCTCCGCTGAGACAGGGAGCCATTGATGTTATCTCTGGGAGCAAGGGCTGCAGGCACCCCTATTAAGGTGATCTGTGGTTCTAGGCTCCAAGAAACTTATCGTTAGAGTATGGTAACCCCATACCCACGATTCCAGTACTTGGTTGACACCGTCAGCTCCAGTATCGGTTCTCTGTTTCAAGACCGAGTTTGGTGGCCTGTAGGCTAACTGAATAAAGGTCCGTACTTAACATCGGCGCAGCGTTGGATTACTGCACATCCGCCTTCCGTCCCCCTATCAGGATCAACTAGTTGCTAAACCGCCAGTATTATTATACTAGTGACTCTAACAACCGATTCTTGACCTAGCCTACCTTCTTTCCCGTTCCCCGTAAGGGCACATCGGATTTGATGAGTAAGAAATTGCTTATCTATCTTGAAGCTTTCCTTTACGATAGCCTACACAATCAAATGCTCGTCCTAGTACCTGAGTCTCACAGTTTCCGAGATTTCCGGTAGAATAGTTTTTGCGCAGGGTAATCAGATGCAGACCAAATGAGGTCATAGCACCGGACGTTTAACGCGTTCGTTGCACGAGAGGATAAAAC